CAAGTCGCAGAGTCACCGGCGGATCTTCTTTTCCACGACCAAAATACATATCAATTTCCATCTTTTCGACTTTAGCTTCCACGGTATCCATTCTTTCGTTACACTCCTTGTTTGTAGGATATTTGTTATCGTATGTTGTCATTCTTGTCCCCAGATACTAGGCAACGGCAGAAGCAATTCTTGCCCTGAAACTACTCATTTGTTTGTCCATAAACTCTCGTGTGTTATCTTCTGAGCGGGTGTCAAACTTCCAGAGCATTAAACCTTTACGATCTTTTACTAGTCCATACGAGATTACATCCAACAAATCAATAAGACCCTTACGTTGACCAAACGATTCAGCTTCTTCTTTAAACTCTACACAATTATTAACATCAAGCCAAAACTCATGACGTTCTACTACGGGAATAAAATTCTCAATCCGTTCCATTTTAGCATCCGCTTGCTGAGGAGTGAATAATGGAACTATTTGAATTGAAGCTAACTCTGGTCTGTCATGGGAATGTTCTTGTACAAATTGCTGTAGATGATACAATAGATATTTCTGCGCTCCAACTGCTTCGACATGGATCTTGGTAAGTTTCCATTTAATAGCGTAGAAGAAAATACGAGCTACAAACTCACCTATAGGACACGCCTTGGCCCATTGGTCAAGTAAATACACTCTACGGGGGTCAATAGAGACCCCCGTGACGGCTATAGCATGACGGCAACGTCCATTCTTTCCGACTTCTTTTCCTAAGTGTGAGCCACCATGGTTTGGATCTACTACCATATAGCGAGCTAGATTACGAGGATACACGTCTTTTTCAGCATCACCTTGTGCTACATGATGACGAATTGCTATACGGTATTGCTCCGGCGCCGCATTAGCGAACTCGAATAACCGGCCAGCTAAGTGAGCTGGAAGTTCCTTAGGGATTGAAAGTGCGCCGGTTACTTTCTCGAAGTTAAAGTATCTGAAGTCTCCCATGTTGAAACGCGACTTGCTTGGATCAATTGGGAAATTGAGGAATTGACAGGAGAAATGGTATGATCCAAGACGGCGCTTCCAGCGAAGAAGCTTTTCACGGGTGAAAGCTTCAGGAAAGATTGGTTCCCCAAATGGATGCAAGTCACAACAACCCCCGAGGGCAGAATGTGTGACAGGAACGAAGTAGGGTTCTTCGACTCTAATATGTGAGTTGAGATCATCATGACTCCATCTATTACCAACCACTATCTCATCAAAGTCTCGTCCTGGGTTATCGGGATTATTATCAGTCGCCCCAACAAGAACCTGATGGTAGTCGATAGTATCTTGCATAACAATCGACGATTTCCGTGCTTCACGGCCAACCAAGTCATCTTCAATAACCACATCATAGTGGCGCGATTGGAGAGCCGCTCCAACACCGATGAAATCATACGTGCCTTCACCTTGACCAGCTCCTGCTGGTGTACGACGGTGGTGCATTGATTCTTTTGTCCACACGTTACGCTCAGTCGGCATAATCTCCGGAAAGAGATGCCTAAACAGAGTGTTGTTTTCGTAGTGATTACTAATACGAACACCTAGTTTAACGGCATTTGTGATTGTCTCTGACACGAGCAGGATTCTGATATCTTGAGAATGTGTTCTTCGCATCCATTCAATATAGAGATCAGAGTATCCGGCATTACTAAACAGATCGCACTCTCGGTCTCCAAAAGGTAAAGCTCTCCAAAGTGGAAACCCTTCAGAATATATTGTGGATTTGAAGTGGTCACGAGGGATTTCAATTAGCTCCTTTAGACCATCTTTCATTGGAATGAGACACATTTGATAGTGGAGATTCTTTGCTTTATCAGGATTCTTAGAGAGACGATTCTTGCCCAGTACGATTGTAATAAAGTAGTACAGGTCCATCAAGGAATTCATTCTGTATATGTGACGCTTCTCTTGTGGATCTTTTACAATATCCGTCGGGATCAAATTGTATCCCAGAACGGTTGAACGAGGTACGAAAGTATCTCCAAGTTCTCCAACCTCAAGAGCACGAAGACCGTCTCGTAACCTCTGTTCAAACTCGCGCTGGCTCATTAGACAGTAGGGGCTTTCGTATTAGCACCGATAGGAGTTAAACTAGGATTATTAACCGTAGCAATAAGTTCTGCTATCTCTTCTGCCATACCGTTTATGATTGTAGAGGCTGGAATGAACAGAGGTTTCTTCAGACACTGAACGGTGAGAATGTTAGTGGCTGAATCGTACTTATAAGTGAACGTAAATGATCCGTGTACAATCTCGCCAGCAGGTGCTGTATCAGTTTCAGTAATTGGATTCGGTGTTACGCCAGTGTCTTTTTGAATTTTTGTAGCAAACGCCGTATACATTGCTGGAGTGAAGTGATTAAATGTTTGTAGCTGTAAAGCCATATCGAAGTCTCCTTAGAGAAGAGTTTTTGTTGCTACCTGCGTTTGAACAGAAGGCGCTGAAGCCGGTGCGACGGGAGTTGTTACGGTTGCAGCACCAGGAAGATTCTGCAAAAGTTGAATAAATAATGAAACAATCGCTTGCTGTTGTGTGGTTTCAATTGTAGAACCACTTGCAGATTCATACTCAGCAAAAGCTGCCTGCGCATCTGCTATCACTAAAGCTGTCATCTGAGTCGTAGTTAAGCCTGTTGGAACATTTGCCGCAAGTCCTTGTGCTGCTGCGATAGACTTTTGAATTGAGGTTAACAACGGTGATACCGCTGGAAATGCAATTTCGGCAATCGAGAATCCAGTAGACTCAATCTCTTCTGCGGTCTTATTGGTGAAGAACCATTTAATACCTTCACCAACTTTATCAAGCACGTTAACAAATGAATTTGTAGTTGTCATTGTCCTACTCCTTTGTTAAAGATTAACTACAGTCTTGTCGTACTCGTTCCAATCTACATTAAGTTCTGCTGCTACCAGTCGTTCAATTGAAGTAGCAAAGAAATGCTCCTTACGATAAGGAGCAAGTATATGATTCCCAGGCTCGTCGGTGTTACCTTCAGCCCGATGAGCCTCAAACATCTTGTCGAAAGCAGTTACATCTTCCTCACGAATACCACGTTTGTGGCAAAGATAAGCCTCAATCATCTCGTGAAGACCGACAAGAAACTCATAATCAGCATTCTTCATTTCTGACACAGCAATGTGAAGAACAGGCCCTTCAACTGGAGTGCCTCTTTGACCACCGCCACCTTCGGCGGTGAATTGCCAGTCTCCGACTGTCGGGTACCGCTGTTCTGAGTGTGCGATTGTATCAATATATATGTGCATGTTTACTGCTCCCTGGTCTCGACAGGCATCGCCGCGAGTGCATCAACCGTAAGACTTGTGTTTTGTTCAAGATCAGTCAATGCTTGTTGTTGAGCTTCAACTGAAAGTGTGGTGCCCTTTGCAAACAAGCCACTCGTCGCAATCACATCTTCTATTAACCCTTGTTGTGTGGATGGTTGTGCGTGATTCTTAATTGCCTGAATCACTCCACGTGAAGCCGCATCTGTCTGTTCGAAGTCAAACTTATCAACTGGTTTAACTTCGGTGCGAGATACCTTAGCAAATGTTCCCTCACGGTCCATGACTTCTAGAGCCACGGCGGTTTTGTGTTTCTTATCGGCGATTGTGAGAGCGGGTTCTTGTAGAGTGTTTGCAAGATGCTGAAGCGCCGGTGGAAGTAACTGTGTGAGCATCTCTCTGCGCTGAGATGCTATCTGTGCGAGAGCTCCTTCATGATCGACTATGATTCCATGGGTTATCTTGATTCTAGCGGCGAGATAATCCGGTTGCCGCTTGTACCACATGAAACGATTCACGCTGATTCCGGCCATTGCAGCTATGGCAGCAGCTGTAAATTGAGCGTTTTCGAGACGAATCAAAGTCTCGATCATTTTATTCTTCTTAAAGGATGTACCTTTACCGGGACGTGAACCAATCTTAGTGTTTGTGGCTGGTGCGTAGGAGCCACCATAGTGAAGATGAGATGTAGGTGTAGTTGTCATCTAAATTTGGGCTCCGCTGCTAGAATCACGTTCCTGAGTCACGTCATGAAATTTATTTAGATACGTCGAAAAAGCTCGGAGAAGCGGGCTGGCACAAGCAGCATTGTCATGCTCTGCACCTACCAACCTCTCCGAGTCCCATGCGTGTTCGTCCGCCTCTTGTTTGTATGAATCCATGTCCTGACGCATCACAGAGCTGATC